GTGCGTTGTGTGGTGGGCGGTGTGTGCAGCCAGACCACCCCCCGCCCCCACCGCTTCAGGGCTTGAGGCTTGCGCCTCAATTTTTGGCTTTTCCTGTTCTGCCTTCATTGTATCTATCCGAGTATTCCAGCTTGAATAGATATACCAACCAGCGGTAATTAATAAGGCAAGGACGGCGGGGAAGATATATACAACACGGCTTAGCTTGGTTTTGATTTTGGTGTGTTCTTCGGCTGATTTATATACGCCAAAAGCTTTTTTATCCAACGTATAAACGCTTTTTACAGCAGATGATACGTCTCTTGATGATGTCGGGTCTGCACACCTTTCCCATTCCAACATACGGCGAACGCCTAGATTTGTTTTACCGATATGGCAATGATGGCCAACCAAGGCGCGGACATTACTGTCAATTAATCGAGGATGTTGGGTCAACAAGAAAATATCAATGCCTTTATGGCGGTGCGTTTCTAGTTCTGCTACGAAATCGGGGACTTTTGAACCGCTTGGGCGTGGCCTAAATACGCGCTGACATTCGTCAATAACGAGTATTGCGCCTGTCGGTGCCCATTTGTGCCACGTCTGCATTGTTTCGCCTTCAGGAATAGGCAAATTTGGAATGATTTTTTCATCTACTTCAGGAATGCCGTCAAGATATAAAGGACGGTTTTTTAAGTCTTGACGTGTCATCAAGTCTGAAATCATTTTCAGGGTCTTGCCCGAACCCGGAACACCTGTAATTAAATAAAGCATACGTTACCCTTTTTATTTTTTACTGATAGAAGCTGACAGTTTAGAAAGACTTTTAAGCGAAACAACAAAGGCGAACGTTCCGAAAATCCAGTTCAGACAAACACCAATTCCTGCGATATAAGCCAAGTTCATGGCATCTGATGGGATACCGCCGATTTGCGTTTGAACGTGTGATAACAGAAAGCCTTGAATTTCATTTAGCCCTACATAACTGACAAATGACAGACCAAGCGCGGTTATAACTTTTCCTGCAACGGTCATTAAAACGCTTGTAATTAATTTGCCCCACATGATTAAAGCTCCTTGACTGCGTTAAAAGCAAAGAATCCGCACATTATGATCGTGCCTAGAATCAATATAGGACGAAGCAATCGGGCAATATTACAGAAATAGTCATAGGGAATATCAAACGTTCCTAATACGCCTAAACTGAACGTAGGGTTTGCCGGACAAGTGCCATTAGTGCTGAATATATCTAGCGGTTTCAGTTCAAGGTTGATTGCTTTTTCAGGGATTTCTAAATCTTTATAGTCAGTATCTCCTAAGTCTTTACATGCCGAGGCTTCGGGGTGTTTTTCACAAAGATCTTGTGCATCTTTGCCATCTTTACCGTCTTTGCCGTCCTTACCGTCTTTTCCATCAGGCTTATCATCGGGTTTGTCATCGGGACGGCCATCAGGTTTATCATCAGGATTGCCATCGGGTTTACCGTCAGGTTTTCCATCGGGCTTACCGTCAGGTTTTCCATCGGGCTTACCGTCAGGATTTCCATCAGGCTTACCGCTAGGATTTCCACTGGGTGCAGGGCTTGTATTGGTTTGAACAGTAGCTTGACTGCTTCCGCCAGTAGCAGGATTTGTGAAGGTTACTGTATAAGTCTTTTTACCTTCGGGCGTTTCTACTGGGCCGATTGTAACGACTGTTCCGGCAGGGACTTTTATATTTTCTTTATATTCTGGTCTGCCCGTGCCTTCTACAAAGGGCGTAGGGTTGCTATCTATTGAATGGGTTGAAATTTTTAGAAATGTCTCTTGATCAAGGACTTGTGTATCTCGCATTTTTAATCTAAAAGATATTGAATTTCTGATGTCGCTACCGCTTTTTACATCACAACTACCGCCATTCAAATCGAAATGACAAGAATCTAAAACATATTTAGTCCATTGAACGCCTCCGGAAGGGTTGCCTCTTTTCTCTTTTTCTTTTTCCCAATATGGAATAGCCAGTTTTTCCATTTGGCCTTGCATAAGTTGTTCAGCTTCTCTTCTGCTTTGACCGCCTTTTCTGTAAGCACTTAAAACAGAACTATCAACGCCATAACATGCAACATCTTGGATTCTGTCGCTTTCGTCTCTAACCCAAATACAATTTCGTGCCGGCCATTCCTTTAAAAATTCTTCGCTGACTTCGTCCCATTTATAACCTTCAAATTCAAGATCAGATTTAACAGCTTGATAGGCTTCGTATGCTAAAAGAGCGCCACCTACATAAACATTAGCTCGTGAAGCTACAAGTTTTGCGCCCTGTTTGACTAAAGCGAATGAACCGTTTAGAACAGCCTTGCGAGAAACGGAAGCTTCTATACTAGCGGTTGCCCTAGCCGATAATGTAGAAGATGAAGAATGAAATAGATCCGTAGAAACAGGAACTTTAGAAACATATTTTTCAAAATGTGGTGTATAGCTTCTATTAATAAGTTTTTTAAAACCATCATCAACTTTAGCTGATACACCATTACCCATATTAAATTCTGTTTTTGAAGCGATTACATTATTTGAATAAAGAATCAAAGAACTTAGAGTTAGCACCAAAAACTTTTGATATAAGGATGTCATTTCCTACCCCAATTTTATAAACAGCAATACTGTAATCAGGAAACCTTATTTCTAAATAATCATCTACGAATCTATGATTAAAACGCCTACATACTGAATAAAAATCAGCACCTGCAATACGATTATTTTTTAAAATTAAATCGCAGAATATATCTGCCATGGATAATCCTGAATACTCATCCAAAGAGTTGAATTTACGTTTTGCCAAATATTCTTCATTAATAAAATCAAACATATCTTTCTAACTTTCGTAAATGTTTCAGAAAATTAGATTCTATGCTTTATGCCTTGTTATGACTACTGAAAACTACGGATTAAGACGTATAAACAGATAGCTACCGCAAAAGGCGGTAACATACCTATAAGAAATTCGGTTTCGGGGGTCATTCTTCCTCCTTGTGGCTTATCATGCCTACAACTTTGACGGCAATCACAATCAGAAATAATGAAACCATTATTAAAACAATCTGATAGCCTAACTCACGGCCTGCTTGTGCAAATTCGCCAAATTCACATTGAGGGAACGTAAGTTTTACTGTCTGTTCTTGATACTTCCAAGCTTTACCATCAAAAACGGCGTGATGTAACACGCCGTCTTTGTCAATCGTTGGTGAAACTTGGGTCATCAAGACATTGACGGCTTCTTGTTCGGTTTCGTAACAAATTCGGCCTACTTGATAACCCATGATTACACCTTAAACCTGATTTGCACCGCGTTTACCGATACGAATCACAGCAAAGGCAATGGAAATACCTACAACAATGGCGCCCAATGCGATGATTTCGGCTTTGTAACCAGTGATTTCTTGTTTCACGGTGTCCAAAATGCCTTCAGCCATTACAGGTGCAGACATTGCAGAAACGGCAACAGTTGCCAGGGCGTACTTCGCCTTGTTTTTCAGATTTTGGAATTTCATTTTGTTTTCCTTTAGTTAATGTTGAAAAAAAGTTTTGCGGTGTTTCGGGGTCAATTCAAGGCACACCGCAAAGCCTTGAATCTTGTTTATGCTTCGTCTGAAAAATAGATGTTGTCTTTAAATGCGCGTGGGAATACTTGCATTGAAACAATTTGCTGTGGCTTATAGCCTTCATATTTTTCAGGGTGTTTGGTGCGAACTTCGCAAAGGCGCGTTTCAGTTTCGCTACGGATAATCAGGCCGACATAATGTGTCTTGGTAAATGTGCCGTCTTGGTTTTTGCGTTCACGCGTGAACATTCGATCAAATGATGCAATAACAAAAATACCTTGTCGGCGTTCGGTTTCTTGAGACATGATGTTTTTCCTTTCTTTAAGGTCAGTTTTGCTGGTATTCAACGGTTCGGGGGCGGGACGGGAGGGGCGCTCACACACGGCTTGCGCCGTTCTCCTTGCTTCGCAAGTGCGGTTTCGCGCCCATCCCGCCCCCGAACCAAAATCAACGATTGCTTGTTTCGCTACATATTGATGATGGTTTCTCGGTTGTAAAACGCCCATTTCGGACTAATGAGGCTGGATAAAATACGGTTGTAATTTTCTTCTGTAATGGCTTTGAGTTCTCTGTTAAATTCATGTTTTGCATACTGTTTTAAATATGGCTCAATGCAGATAATCCATTGCTGGAGCTTCTCGCGCCACAGGCGCGAACCAGCACTTACAAACGAAAAATTGCTGTTTGCAATCTTCCACAGACTTTTTTTATCGATGGTTGTACGAATTAGGCGATAGCCTTTGTCTTCATGAAGTCTGCTGTTAATGTGTTTTGAAATGTACTTGGCCACATATCTTGCCAAGCCTTTACTGTTGGTCTTTACCGGCAACAGTTCGGAACGGCCGAAACCGTATTTATCCATGTTTTCACGAAGGATTTGCCAAAGCTGACGAAGTGCTTTGTTTGCTGATGTGTAGTTTCGGGCTTGAATTTGCTTAAAATTCAGGCCACGTCTTATATCTTCGCGTGTATTAACAATCAGATGAAAATGAATACGACCGCTTTTCATGCGCTCATATACGCAGATGTAGTGTTCAAAATGTTTTTTCAGGAAATTGGTGCGTAAGCTGTGGAAACGGCGTTGTGCTTCTTTCACTTCTTGAACGTCATCCGAAAATGTCAAAGTCAAAAAGCCAACATGGTTAAGGCCGAATGTTTCAATGAATTGATGTACATTCATTTCCAAAGCGCATGATGATTTTTTGTGTGATGTTGAAAACTCGTTAAATTCGGGTTTGTATTCGTTCGGAAGGAATTTTTCATAACCAATCGGCATTTGCTTTGCATTGTTTTTATTAAGGTTTTCTGTCTCAATGCAGTTGTTACTATTTAGACAAGGAAGAGCGCGTTCCGCGCTTGCTGAAGCTGAACGATTCATGCGTTTTCCTCCTGATTCATAAAATCAGTAACGCATAACTCGCCATATAAAGAAGCGGTTTCTTCTGTTGCTTTTGGATTTTGGGGATTAGTTACAGGGAAGGCTCTTGTATTAATGAGCTTTGAATAGCCGTTTTTATCGGAGAAAAGACGGACGATGTAGGCAACTGGATTTTGTTCCGGTTGTGGTGTGATAGTGTAGAAACAAAGTGACATTTTAGACCCCTCTCAAATATCGGTTAAAAATATTTGTCAAGGGGTTTTAACTAAGATTTACGCCCCTTGATTGAGGCGTAATATATAAGGCCGTCTGAAATATAGACGTTTCATTTTCAAGCAGCCTTTTTGATTCCAAAGCAGAAGAAAAATTATGCAGGTTAGCTTCAACTTTCATATAACATGAAAGAGTAGGGCATAACTAAGCCATCATGTAAAAAGCCGTCTGAAACCCAATGTTCAGACGGCTTTTTACTCTCAAAATGATTAATTGATCATTACCATTTTCCAGTTATCCCAATGCGGATTGTCCTACCCGGCGCGGGCATGTAAGAGCGGCTCATCGGGTCGAGGTAGTAGCGGTTGGTTAGGTTGCTGCCCACAAGCTCGGCGGTCAGATTTTTGCCGATTTTGTAGCGCAAATAGGCGTCCCATACGGCGACAGGCTGCCAGCGCATAGTATCGGTGTCCGCTTGAAGATTATAGTCATTGATACGGTTTAATTGATCGTAATATGCCTGCCATATGGTACGGCGGTTTTGATAGACACGGCTGTGGTAATGGAAGCGGATGCCGCTTTCCAGCTTGTTGCGGAAGAAGCGTCCGCCCAAATCAGCATCAACCGACCAGCGCGGCTGAACCATACTGGCAAGATAGCCTTTGTCGGTCAAACCGCCGTAATTACATTCGGGAGCAGGAATAAATCCTCCGCCAGTCAAGTAACTGGAAACATGTACACTGGAAACGGCAAAAGATTTGTCGCAGACTTTATTTTTCAGTGTACGCAATACGCCTACGCCACCGAAAAATTTGCCGGTATCAAAGCGCGCCTGCAATTCCACGCCGGTACGGATTTGTTTGTCGAATTGCTCGAATTCAAAATTCTCGTCCCTGTCGATGATATTTTTGGTTTTGTTGCGGAAGTAGTTGATGCGTAAATCCGCATTTTTCATTTTCGGAAACAGTCCAGTTAAATCATAAATGTAGCCGACTTCCCAGTTTTTGGCGTGTTCGGGCTGCCAACCGTATCCCATTCGTGCAAATGAACCCGTAGCAGTCGAGAAGCCATAAGTCCCCTCAAATATGCTGGGGAAACGTAGGGATTCGGTATAGCGCAGATAGGCTCGGGCATTATCGGTAAAATTGACGGCGGCTGAGAATGCAGGAGCCCATCCGCTGCCACCCTGTTTGCGGGCGCGCTGCAGTTCGTTAGGTGTAATAGGAGACCTATACATTCTTAGAATGTCGAATTTAGGTATATATTTTTGAACTACGCGCGGACTGTCGGGATTACTTGGATTATAAGCAGGATTGACAGCTTGACTATGCAACTCGGGAATGGCAAACCAAGGATGATTGGAAGGATTCAGACGACCTTTGTCGTCTTTTAGCCAATAGTACGTCAGCTTATCCAGCCTTGGTCTGTTTTCGTCATGATGGGGAGTGAGATTTAATATTGCCACCCCTCTATCATCTATTTCGATACTGTCTCTTGCCGCATTGAATTCGTCATTGTTGATCGCATTCAGATAATCACGATATTCCTGCTCGGTTGCTACACGGGTAAACTGAAATACCTCACCTCGATTGACTTGTAAGGGATTGTTGTATTTGTCAAATCCGGTTTTCAACCGCTCGTTGTCGTCCTGTATCTTGAAGTTGATATAGCGCGCTCCTGCCGTCAGAGTCAGCCAGCTCATCGGCTGGTAGCGGAAATTGAAACCAAAATTCCATTCTCTGCGCCTACCGTTCCTCGGCTCGCCAAATCCTGTCAACTGTGTATTGGTAACTAATTGCCGTGCTTCTATTTCTTCTCTGTATTTGTCCAAGCCGTCATGGCTCAATTCTTCTGAAAACTCATTACGCGATCTCAATTTTTCATTTTGGAAGTCACCCATCAGAGTCAACGTCAGCTTGTCATGCAGCTTCATACGGTTGGAAAAATTGAAACCGTTGCGGGTATTGTTGGCATAGTAAGCATTGCCCTCTATGGTATTGAATCGCCCGTTGGTATTCGGAAGCTGTTCAACGACATCCGGTTTTTTCGTGTAACCTAATGCCTCATACATGCGCTTGGTTTCTTCATTGTAGGTATTCCAGCGACTCATCACAGTTTTCCACATCATTAAATTGTCCACCCTGTCTTCATACAGGGCATCGCCGGGTGAGCCACCTGCTGTATTGGTTTTGGATTTGGTACGGGTTGTCCACAATGATGCGCTCAAATCTATCCAGCGGCTGTCCTCGGGCTTCCACGCATAATCGATATTGTAGGAACGCTGCTTGACCCATGCCCTTGGCCACTCCCCAATTTTATTTAAATTGTCGGGTGTACTGAAAATCGGACCGATGACGCGTGAAGGCATGATTTCGCCGAAAGTAGAGTCGGTATGGCGCAGACCGAATTTCAAAGTTTGGCGGTTCGGTAGACGGAAGGTGGTTTTACCCAGCCATGATTTATTTTCTAGCGAAGTATTGGTTACTTCTCCTCCCGGATGATAAAAAAGTCCGATACGTGCAATATCGGGGGCGCCCAGCATAGCTTCACTGCCGTAAAATTTTTCGCCTCTTGCCGCAGCATCCGCAATCTGCCTGTTTAATTCATTTACCGTTTCCATCGTCCAAGGACCGATATAGCCGTAGCGCTCTGCACCTTTTTTACCGGAAAAATAATTGCCTTTACTGCGGTAGGCGTAGGCAAGCATGGCATCGAAATTATCCTGCTTAGTGGCGGCGGCAATGCGGTAAGCTTTATCCTCCCCAAATCTATTGCGTCCGCTGAAACGCTGACTGACGCGGTCGGTATCGTCCAACATCGCCCGCCAAATACCGCCGAGTGCGACAGCAGGCGCATCCAATGTCCGATAATCGACCGATTTTTCATAGACATTGGCACGTTGTTTGATGGAATTATTGGAAGCCTCCGCCTTCACTTCAAATCCGTATTTCTGCCCTTCGGGGACAATATCGTCGGCATCGATGGTCTTCAGGGCGACGGAGCCGCCTATGCCGCTTTTCATATCGCGGCTAAACGAGGGGCCTTTTTCGATAGAAACGCTGCTGATGATGTTGGGGTCGACGTAGTTGCGGTTGTTTGCGCCTGCGTAGCCGCGCCAGACGGTAATCGCCTGTTCAGTACCGTCGATGGTAACAGGAATCCGTCCCTGTCCCTGTACACCGCGTATATTTGGATCCAGCGCGCCGCTGTTGCGCGCGTCGCCGCTATACACGCCGGACATACCGCTTAAAAGGTCGGATACGGTGTTGCCTTTGAAGGTTTCAACCTCGTCTTTGCCTTTGTAAAGATTGACGATTTCGCGGGCATAAACTCGGTTTTTACCGATTTCGTCTTTATTGCGTGTGCCTTTGACAGTGATGGTATCAAGAATAACTGTCGAATTATCTGCAGCATAAACGGCAGGGACGAAACCAATGGCGGCGATACAGGCGGCAAGGGTGGTGACTTTGGTCGGTTGCATAGAATGTATCCATATAACTTGATTGGTAAGGCCGTCTGAATGAGACAGACTGAATAGATACGATTACACTCTGACTAAAATAATACAAATAAGTTTGATTATTATTTAAATTCTAACTAATTTTTAATAATATGGAAATGTTTTTTGAGTTTGAGGTAAATAGAAGGGTGAGGGATAAGTGGAACAAATAAAAGCCTGTTTGAAAATTTCAGACAGGCTTGGATTCGGATTTCAAAAGCAACACTCGGGTACCGGTGGTTGGAACAGATTCGAGAATAAAACACTTGGCGTTTCGTGGCTAAATGTTTTTTCTCTGCGATGTACTTCTCGATCATTGTTGATGATGGTGCCGGCCTCCTAATCGCCGATGTGGAATTTTGGGTCGCTGACGGCAGGTCGGTTTTCTATGCCGACGCGGTCGGATACTTTGCCTCTGATCCATGA